ACCATTTGATCATATGACAAGATGTGTATCCACCTTAACTTAATGATTTTTACCAAAATCATTAGGGGATTCATCAGTGCTGGACATGGAACAGAAATCCCTGTTTACCGTGCCAGCAGATACTCCACTATGAAGTCGTTCTGCACGATATTTCATCAGAAAGTTGCGGGTAAGCTCGTACACTCTGGGTTCCGCCATTTCTCGGTTGATTTTTTCCAAACGCTTTTTATATGAGTCACCATAGTTGTGATTCTTTCCATGGTAGCTCCACCATAAAGAAATTAACTCGGATACAAGCCTCCTGTCTGCGGGTTTATCCTGCCATTCTTTATCGTGAAAGTTTGTCAGTACATACCGCTCGTATGCCTGTGCTTCCGCCTTTCTGTCAAATTTGCGTCGAATCCTTCTTCCTGAGGTTCCGCGCGGTCTAACGTCCACTTCAAAACGACCATCATCAAGCTTCTTAATCGACATAGCGAAGCCCTCCGATGTATGAATCATTATGTAAATTTTGCGCTAACGCATAGAAAAACCAGATGTTTAGCCAATTTTCCGGGTGGAACGGGATGATGTTATGTTGTCTTGCCCATCAGGGGAGAGAGACGGGGACACCTGCCCCGCAATTGGTGCCGTCTTATCTGTCATTAACCAGAGTGTATATTTTTCAAACATATGTACCTCTATAACACTTTCTAAGACTTCTGCACGAGCTGGCTGATGGCCAGTTTCGTACTTTTTTATTGTTCCAAGAGCTACCCCAGTAAGCTCTGAAAAATCTTTTTGAGTTAACCCTTCAGCTTTCCGGATCTGCCGGAGTTTCTCCGCATAATTTCTTGGCATGGTTCTTGTATCGCAACTATTATTGGTTCTTACAAAAGAACCTTGACAAAAGAACCCTAGAACGACTTAAAGCGCCCTAGGAACCCAAACTAACGAAGGATACCACAGATGAAGGAACCAGCAGAAAAGGCGCTTTCAGAGTTGGTGACCCCTGAGCTTTTTGCCGAATATATAGGCAAAACGCCTGCTGCAATTCGCAAAATGGCCACGGCTGGAAAACTGCCGGTAATCCGCATGAAAGACCCTCTAAATCCATCAAAAAAAGGTGGAGAAATCTATATCCATCGGGGGGAATGGGATGCTTATGCCATTCATTTGGCTCAAATTGCCCCGCCTGAATGGCATGACTGGAAGAACCGTTTATTCACGAAAGATAAAAGTGCTCGTTAGTAAACTAAATATTATTGGGGATTATCATGAAGACTAAATATGCCACGCTGATTCGTAGTCTGTTGCAAAACTATCACGCTCAGGCAAAAACCATTGATAAAGAAACATTCTCTGTACATAGCGATGGCTTGCAGTTAATGGAATTAAACATTCAGCTTGCAAAATGCCTTGAGGGTATAACCTCCACTGCTCGCTTTAATAATGATAGTGATGATTTTGAAGAACTGCACAAAATCACGCTTATGGTATTTGGCGGAAATATACCAACTGAAAATAACATTTCCGGTCTTATGTCGCTGGCTACCACAGCGTTAAAAAGTAATAACTCGCATCTTAAATCTGTTGCAGCTTCCCAACGTTAAGGAACCGATATGAAACATTTAATGATTGATCTTGAAACAATGGATAATAAACCGACTTCTGCGATTGCTTCTATCGGTGCTGTATTCTTTGACCCTGAAACTGGCGAAATGGGTGAACAGTTTTATCAACGTGTCAGCCTGGGCAGCTGTGTAGGCCACGGTCTCACTATGGGGTCAGAAACCGTATTATGGTGGATGCGTCAGGATGCCGAAGCGCGTAGCGAGCTGCTTAATGACGATTGTCTGGACTTGCCTCTGACGTTAGCTAATCTGGAAGCTTTTATTACTGAGCATTCTGACCCATCTAAAGTACAGGTATGGGGGAATAGTGCAGCGTTCGACAATGTTATTTTACGTAATGCATCAGAGAAATGCGGGTTTGCCGATCCACTTTGGTACTACTGGAATGACCGTGATGTAAGAACGGTTGTTGAACTGTCAAAAACACTTGGGCTGAATGTTCGTAATATTATTAAGTTTGATGGTGTTAAACATCACGCTTTATATGATGCCATTCATCAGGCTAAAGTTGTTTCTTATGTCTGGATGTATCTTGTAAAAATAGCCAGTGTGAAATAACGATGCTTACAGTGACCTCTCATGCAAGTGAAAGTGTCATTCACAAGGCATTTTCAGTGCTGACAGAATATTACAACGGCAAAAAGGTATATCAGGTTATTAAGCCAAAACATTATTTCTCTGTTCATGTTTCTTATCGCTGACGATTACTGAGTAAGGATAAGGGCAGAAGCTGGGAACTAATGACACATGAGCGATATAACAAGCAGTACAGAATATAGTTTTTGCCTTTTACCCATTATTCACATCTGGATTATTTATGAACGAAACGATACAACAGGACGTTGTGCGCCGTCTTGTTCGGGACTTTGAATTTAAAGAGCGGGATAAGTATTTGCAGCAGGGCGTTTGCCCTGCCTGTCGTAAGCGCGAATTATTTACCAGCATAGAAAAGCCCTGGATTCTGAAATGTGGCCGTGAAAATAACTGCGCACATCAGATTGTCGTGAAAGAGCTGTATCCGGATATCTTTGAAGACTGGTCAAAACGTTACCAGACCACAGAAGATAACCCCCATGCAGTAGCTGAGGCGTATCTGCGCGAGGCCAGAGGGCTGGAGACTGAGCCATTAAAAGGCTGTTTTACCCAGGGTGCATTCGTGAAAGATGGCATGGGGTCGGCAACGGTCAGATTTTCGCTGTCATGCGGTGCAACATGGGAGCGCATCATTGACCAGCCGCAGCGCTTCGGTAAGCAGAAAGCCAACATCAGGGGAAGCTATGTCGGTCACTGGTGGGTTCCTCCCTTTATCAACCTGCAGGAAGTGAACGAAATCTGGATCACTGAGGGAATCTTCAACGCGCTGAGTCTGTGCCAGGCAGGGTTACCTGCAGTTGCCACACTGAGCAGTAACAACTATCCGCTGGCCGCACTGGATACGCTGGCCAAAGAACTGGGTGAAAAACCACGTCCACGTCTTGTATGGGCGTTTGACGGCGATAAAGCCGGCACAAAGCACACACTGGCGTTCGCTGCCCGTAGTGATGCTGCAGGATGGAAAACTCGTGCCGCGCAGCCGGTGAAATCATCGGCATCGCTGGACTGGAATGACCTGTTGTTACGTAACCGGTTCAGTAAGTCGGACATTAAAAATTATCGCTACTATGGCGATCTCCTTCTGGCAAAAAGCCCGACTGAGAAAGCGCTGCTCATGCATCAGCATAACGAGTGGCACTCGTTCTACTTTGAGCATAACTCCCGCATGTACTGGTTTGAGCTGGATCTGGACAGGTATATGCGAGCCTATGAGCGCATCACCAATACCGGTACCGAAGTGGTGATGGAGTGGGAGGCCAAAGAACGGGCGGTTAAAGAGTCAGGCGGCGTGACCGAAATAGCTAACTGCTGGCTGACGCCGCTTTACTTTCAGCGGTCTGAACCTACGGACGAGTCCTGGTATTACGTGAAAGTCAGTATGCCTAACCGGCCAGCCGTGAAAGATACTTTCACGGCTAATCAGCTCACCAGCTCCGCCGAGTTCAAAAAGCGTCTGCTGCACATCGCCAAAGGGGCGGTGTACACAGGCAGCACCAAACAGCTGGATAAGTTCATCCAGATGCGCCTCCCTGAAATCAAAGAGGTAAAGACGCAGAATTTCATCGGCTATAACAAGGATTATGCCGCCTGGTTGTTTAACCGCGTGGCCGTTTGCGATGGCCGGCTGTATGAGATGAACGACGAGGATTACTTCGAAATCAACAGTGCCAGCGTTAAGAGCCTGAGCCTCACGCCGGCGCTGGATCTGAATCCGAAGCTGAACGAGTTTACTACGGGTTGGGTAGACGATATCTGGACGGCATTTGGTGAAAAAGGGTATGTGGCGCTGGCGTTCTGGCTGGGGTCGCTGTTTGCCGAACAAATCCGCGAGCGTGACAAGTCATTTCCGTTTCTGGAAATCGTGGGCGAGCCGGGGACAGGTAAATCCACGCTGATAGAATTTCTCTGGAAGCTCGCCGGCCGTGAGGAATACGAAGGGTTTGACCCATCTAAATCTACCGCCGCCGCGCGTGGCCGTAACTTCGCCCAGGTCGGTAATCTGCCGGTTGTGCTGATTGAGGGCGACCGTACTACCGATAACGCCAAGCAACGCGCTTTTGACTGGGACGAGCTGAAATCACTGTATAACGGTCGTGCCTCCCGCGCCGTGGGTATCAAATCGAACAATAACGAGACGTATGAGCCGCCGTTCAGGGGAAGTATTGTGATAGCGCAAAATGCCGACACAGACGGCAGCAAGGCGTTTCTGGAGCGTATCATCCACATCTATACCGACAAGCGCGGCCAGTCCATTCAGACGCGCCACGCTGCAGAACGACTTGAACAACTCCCCGTTAGCCAGGTATCCGGATTCACATTACTGGCCACCATGCGCGAAAAAGAAATCATGCAGACGTTCGGCAGGGGGTACGAGCGAGCTAGGAATGAGCTGGAGTCTAATAGCAGTATTCGCCATATCCGTATTGCAAAGAATCACGCGCAGCTTGTGGGCTTGCTGGAGGCGCTTGCACTTGTTGTACCGGTGCCGGTTGAACGTATAGAAAAAACGCGTGAAGCCATCACCGCGCTGGCCGTTGAACGTTGTCAGGCACTTAAAAAGGATCATCCTCTGGTGCAGGAGTTCTGGGAGCTGTTTGATTACTTGGATGAACTGGCACCTTATGGCATCAATCATTCATCAGATGAAAATGAAATCGCGGTTAATTTCAATCACATGGAAGAGGTCGCCGCAGCACACCGGCAGCGTATTCCGTTCACGTTAACGGAAATTAAAAAGCTGCTTAAAAACGGCAATGAGCGCCGGTTTATCAGACAAAGCACCACGCGCAGCGCGGTAAGTGAGCGCCATAATCGTGGTAAAGGGGATATGCAACGGATGCCGGAAACATTCCGCTGCTGGATATTTGGCCGGGAAAAGTAACGGTTCACTAGTGCCTAACTTTATTGTTAGGGGAAGGAGCGAACATTGAAGCAATAGGGGCGTTATCTTTATTGCTTCATTCTTATTTTAAAGTTCTTTAATTTACCGTACAGAGTATCCCGCAGGGAAAACGAAGGAACCCAATCAAAACCAGTACGCCAGGGGCGTGGACTGCCATGAAAGCAAACAACCGCCACATTATCAGGGACTTTCCCTGTCGCAGCCTCAGAGGCTAAATTTGCATTGAAGCCAATCATCGAGGGGGTGGCGATGTCACATTTATAACTAACAATTGAGCCAGGAATGATATCCTGCCATAGGGCTGGTTTTATGATGCTACCGAGAAATCCCTGATCACCCCATTTGTCTTCAGTCTGACAATTGCGCATAATTTTCTCAGGATCAATAATGAATTGTTCCCAAATCGTCTTTTTAATCGACGCCGGAATCATCATTATTGATGAGTTTACTCTTGAGGCATGGTTAAACTCCCGAAGCATTGTAAATTTCTTCGCACCTTCGAAAATATGAATATCTCCCGTGACCACAACATCTACGTCAAAATAGAGTAAATCTTGGTCTCCAAGGACTGGGTGATTAGGATTAAATAGTTCAATTTTAGACCACCATCCCGGCCAGTTATAAAGCAAAGGGGTTGTGTTAACTCCAGGAATATTATCTGCATCGGTTAAACATATAGATGGAATATCTTTGAACTGACGATGAAGCCATTGGGCGTGTTTAGGGGTAAACTCTTTACTACATTTAAGAACTGAGACTATTAACATAAGATGCCTCCCAAAATTTGGAAAGATAATATCATGTTTAGGAGGGGGGGACTATTAATCACTTGGTCATTCATCGACGTTGATAGATGGGAATCTGTTACATCTCAGAAAATAAAAGCACCGGTAGCGGTGCTTTTTTCTATGCGGCAGCAGTGCCGTCCTGACTCAGAAACTTTAACATCAGCTGCTTTTGCTGGATATCAAGGCTGTTACAGATAGTGGCGATCAACGCATCGCTGGATTTGGCGCTGGGGCTGATGGTATGTGAGAATGTCATATTCATCACAAAAGTGTGACCACATTCAACATCGGTACACGCGCAATATAAATCCGACAGTTCCTTGTGTTTTCGGGCTGTTTTTTTGATAACAGCCCTTGCCTCACATACCGGACAGTAAACCTTCATTACCCGCATATCCATCGCTCCGGAAGTTGGAAAACGATGATATTTTAGCCTTTTTGCGAACATTAATCACCTTCCAGCTCACTGTCTTTCAGGAAATTAAGGTACAGGTGGGGCGGTACATCACTTTCCTGTTCCACTGCGGCGGTAAACATGCGCTGAATGGGCAAAATTTCTGCTTTGCGGTAGGTTTTGGACGCTTTCTCAACATCTCCCATTACTGCGCCGTTCGTCGGGATAATCCCCGCCAGTCCTGCCGGGAATCGATGCGCGGTCAGTACGTCCTGGGCGCTGATGCTCTTGATGTTCTGAAACTCATCTTTGGCGCTGATATCCCCAATCGGGATAAATTTGATGCCGTCCGGATCGCCTTTGGGGATGTTCACAAACATGGTGCTGAAGTTCCCGATCCCCTTTGACTGCTCCAGCTTCTGAATAATTTCTTCTTCCACTTCATCAGTCATATTTGGGTCGTTACAGTAGATCATGCCACCTGTGTGTCCGCCGTTATGGTAGTAACGCCGACGAAAAATTGTTGCCTCACCGTTAAGCAGGGCAGAATGGATACCGCTGATATAATCCGGCAGACCATAAATCGCCTGTTGCGGATCGTACTGCCTGAGAAAAATAATATCTTCAGGCGGATAAATCATCGGTTCACCCTGCTGCAGTACCACAAACTCCCCGGTCTTACGCTGGCGGGTATAGAGTGCCGGCAGCGGGTACAGTGCCACCACATCCCCCCAGCCGTTACGCACTTTCAGAATGGCCACATCACCGAAGGTCAGCCAGTCGAACACGGCTGCACCAAGCTGTTCATGCGTCAGTCCGCCGTCTTTATAGTTTGCCGTCACCATATTGCGACGGGCATACAGCACACCGCCGTGCTGCGCGTTCAGGTTCACCAGTTGCGCCAGCGCCAGCCGGTCAATCGGGAGCGTCCAGTGTTCCGCTTCATTGTCATACCAGACGTCTGTGTAGTTTGTGCCGGTCGTCAGAATGGGTTCCGGTTTACCCAGGGTAATAAGGCTCATATGGCGCGGCTTGCTGGCGGTGCGGCGTTCCCTGTATTTCCGTTTTTTCATGCTGCTTTCCCTAAGTTACCCCAGCGTGATTTTCGCTGGTTTTCAAAGTTTAATGGCTCGTTGTCAATGGCATGGGCGATAGCCCAGAAACTGTCTGCGTGTCCTGTTTCTGCTGTGCGATCGGCGACGAAAGTCATTGCGTTGCCGCTGGCCGTGGACGTACGGCGGATGGTCATAAAGCTGGCGGCGATTTCGGTCTTCTCCTTATCCCATTCCACGCGGCCGTCTTCGATAACGTCGATCATCTTCATCACCAGACGATTTTTGGTCTCGACGCCGTAGCGGATCGCCACTGCCTGACGCATGGCAAAGTGCTGAACGTCTTCAAAGACACCGCTACCCAGTCCAGTGATATCAATGCCGATGTAGGTCATGTTGTACTGGCCAAACAGCTTCTTAATCTGTGCCGCCTGCCACTTCCAGTTCATCCCCTGCCAGTGGAATACACGCAGTACCCGAAATTTTTCGCCGGCCACTATCGGCGGCGCGATGATCACGAAGGTGGAGGTGTCTCCGCTGCGAGCCGGGTCATAACCCGCCCACACTTCACGGTTGCCGAACGGCCGGGGCAGGTTTTCGTCATGATCCTCCCAGATATCCGGATCTACACAGCAGCGTTCTACGTGAGAGAACGAAAATACGCTGTCCTTGCTGTCCACGAACACGCACATATACAGCATGTTGAAAGTGTCGCGGTTGTAGCGGTTGCGCAGCTTCCCGATGCTGGCGAGATTAAACCCGCCTGCGATCGCGTCTTCCATTGTGATGATGTAGCGCCACTGCCCATCAGGACATAACCGTCCACCGTCGCGCAGCTCCTTCTCCGTGGGAAATTGTACGCGCGCGCGTTTTTTGTCACCGCGCTTCCATTCTTCACCAGTCCAGAACGGGTACGCCTGGTGCGTTTTGCTGCTGGGGGTGGAAAAGTAGGTGGTTCGCCATTTGTCGTGTGTGGCCATCGCGCTGGCCACTTCGTTTAATTTTGCAAAGTTGGGTACCCAGAAATATTCATCGCAGTACAGATGGCCGCTGTATGACTGGGCGGTGTTCTTGTTGGTGGACAGGAATCGCATCTCCGCGCCGTTGGAGAGGCGGATGGGGTTTCCCGTCAGCTCCACGCCGAAATACTGCTCCGCAATGTTGACGATATAGCTGCGGAATACTTCCGCCTGAGCCTTTGATGCGGACAGGAAGATTTGCGGATCGCCTGTCATGACCGCATTCTCAAAGGCTTCTATTGAGAAATACCAGGTTGCACCAATCTGGCGGCTTTTCAGGATGTTCCTGATTTGCTGATGAAGATTAGCGCGAAGGTGTTTCTGGTAACCGAAAAGGTGCTCCAGCGCGAACCGGTCAAAATCTTCCTGTGTCAGTCCGCTGATGTCGTTCTTTTTGTACTTGCCACGTTTCCGGGGCTTTTCGTCGCCACCGGACTGACGCGCCGGCGCATCATTTTCACTGTGTTTAATTTCTGCCAGCTTTTCCTGATGCTTATTGTGCTGTGCACGTAGTTTCACCAGGTGAGAAACGAGACTGTCCAGCTCCCGCAGCTCCAGCTCCGATTTCCCTTCACGTAATGTCAGTGACTGAATGCGACGGTTTAATGCATCTTCGGTGGATTCATGACTGAGTAATTCCGCCCAGCAATATTTCTCCGCCCAGTAATAGACAATGCGTCTGTTAGGCAGATTAAGTTCGCTGGCAATTTCCTGCGGGGTATAGCGTTTTAAATAAAGCGCCCGCGCAACGCCTTTTAATTCTTCTGAATATTTAGCCATGCACACATTATGCACGGGCGTTTGTATATTAAATCCCGCTTTATTTCTGATGTGTTCGGCTAATAGCCTATATCCGAAATGAAGTGAATGCGGCGGTTAATTTTATTGGCGATACTGAAAACCGCAGCATGAACGGAGGCAATATGTCAGGTTCACAACTGGCAACAAACTGGATTTGTATCGCCACTGCGGGTGAAACGGTTGATAAGCGATTTATTGAAGAACAATGGTTGCTTGATGCCGCTGAATTATATGACCCCTCTTTGTATACCGCGCTGTTATGGCCGGAACATTCCCGTAATTTCGGGAATATGGGGGAGGTGCTGGAAGTAAAAGCCGAGCGGGATGATGAAGGTATTCTTCGTTTATATGCCCGCCTCTGTCCGGCGATTTCATTGCTACAGGCAAATGCAGACGGTCAGCTTTTATTTTTATCACCGGAGTTTACACCGGACGGCAATTTCAGAAATACCGGGAAAACCTATCTTGAGGGACTGGCCATTACTGACAGTCCGGCCGGGGTAAGCACCACACGGTTACGTTTCAGCCGCACCAGGGGAAAACGCATCGGACCATACAAGCCGCTGGCGTTTGATGAAGTCAGGGAATTTAAAAAGGAAAAGGGAATGTCAAAGACAGCGAAAAAGGGCTGGCGCCATTTTTTCAGTATCGAAGAACCGGAGCAGACCCCGGAGCAGGAACCTTCACAGTCTGATGCCTTACAGGCGCTGGCTGAAGCGCTGGATGCCATTGATAAGCGCGTATCTGCTATTGAAACCCGTCTGGGTGAGGCGGAAGAAGCGGTATCTGATGTGCAGGACGATGTGGACACCGTGAAGGAAGTAGTGGACACCGAAGATTTTGCGCGTCTGGTGGGGAACCTGCCGGAGCTGGTGAAAAACTTCAGCAAGCTGAATAACAAAGTTACTCAACTGCCGGACAAGAAATTCAGCAAGGGCAAAAAAGGCTTCAATTTCCTGTAAGGGATAACACTACTTTTCTTTAAGGAAAAAGAATATGCAATTAAATGCGAAAGCCCGTGAGTTTCTGCTTCAGTATCACACCGGGCTGCGTGAATCCTACGGGGCGACCGACAGCGAACGCTGGTTTGCACTCACCGACCCCAAAGAAACCCAGCTGCGCAATGCGCTGATGGAGCAGTCTGATTTCCTGAATCTGATCACCGTTGCCGATGTCGATCAGCTGCAGGGGCAGGTGGTTCCGGTTGGCAGCTCTGGCCTGTATACCGGGCGTGTACTGGATGGCCGCTTCCGTAAGAAAGTGGGCGTGAGTGGTAATGATTACAGTCTGGTCGAGACCGACTCATGCGCCGCACTCACCTGGCAGTTGCTTTCTGTCTGGGCGAACGCCGGCGATGAAAACGAGTTTTTCCAGCGTGTTCAGGAGTTCACCAATCAGGCGTTTGCGCTGGATATGCTGCGTATCGGCTTTAACGGTACCAAAGTGGCCGAGACCACGAACGCGGAAACCAACCCGAACGGCGAGGATGTGAACAAGGGCTGGCATCAGATCGTCAAAGAGTGGAAGGACGGCCAGCAGATCATCACTGATGCGGTGGTGCTTGACGGTGACGGGAAAGGCGATTACGTGTCGCTGGATGCAATGGCCTCCGACCTTATCAACGCCAAAATCCCGGCACAGTACCGTAATGATCCACGCCTGGTGGTTCTTGTCGGCGCTGATCTGGTCGCGGCGGAGTCGTTCCGTCTGTATCAGAAAGCAGACAAACCCACGGAGAAGATCGCCGCGCAACTGCTGTCTGACAGCATCGCCGGCCGCACGGCTTACGTACCGCCGTTTATGCCAGGCAAACGCATGATTGTTACGACACTGCCAAACCTGCACATCTACACCCAGCGCGGCACGCGTCAGCGTAAAGCGGAGTTTGTGGAAGACCGTAAACAGTACGAAAACAAATACCTGCGTAACGAAGGTTATGCGGTTGAGTATCCGGAACTGTACGCCGCGTTTGATGAAAGTGCGGTAGCTATCGGGGCACCTGTCGCGCCTCCGGCAGGCGAGTAAGGGGGATTTAATGCAACTGTCACCGGCACAGCGCCACAGCGCACGAATTGAAGCGGAGCGGTTACTGCGACAGCAGCAGTCTCTGGACACGGAAACCAGCCTGCATATTCAGATTGTCGCGCTGGAGAAAGATGTCGCCGCAGCTGCAGCGATTGAAAGCCGCGCTGAGCGAATGGAATTTAAGCGTGATGTGCTGTTACCGCGCTGGATGCCAACCGCGCAATCCTGGCTGGAAGGTGACAGTGTGCAACAGAATCCTGTTTTTGCCTGGTGTGTCGTCTGGCTGTTTGATACAGGCCAGTTTGACCAGGCGCTGGACTGGGCGGATGTGGCAATCCAGCGGGGGCAGGAAACCCCGGCCGCGTTCGGCAGTACGTTCCCGGTGTTTGTGGCGGATACGGTGTTGTCCTGGGCGGAAGCGGAAGCCGTACAGGGGCATGATGTGGAGCCGTATTTTGGCCGTACGCTGGAAAACGTGACGCAGCACTGGAATGTGTATGAGGTCATTAAGGCCAAATACCTGAAGTTTGCCGGTCTGCACCTGCTACGCGATGAAAACGGAGAGCCACGCGCAGCGGCAACGGAAGACAGGGAAGTATTGCTCCGGGCTAAGGAACTGCTGGAGCAGGCGAAGGGATTCGACCCTAAATGTGGTGTTGGCACGATGTTGCAGCGTATTGCTGCGCGTCTGCGGGCGCTGAAAAAAGAGTCTACGGGAGTTTGATATGTCGTTTAAGCATGAGTTAGGCCGGGTTGTTGAAGTTTCCATTAGCGGCGAAGAGGGGCATATCAAAGCCCGTGCGGAGTACACCAACAGCTGCAATCAGTATCTGATCCACTATCAGACTGCTGACGGCCGCGCATCTGATGCGTGGTTTGAAGAAGGTGAGATTCAGGCCGCAAAACGCGGCGAGTAAGACTACCGACCCGAAAGCGGGCGCGGTGGAGGGGATCGCATAAGCGTATCGCCCGTGGAAACCGGCCAGCCCGCTTTTTTCCGGAGAAACAGGATGTTCAGCGGAACTTCAATTGATTTTGACGATGCCACTCTGACGAATGATGGCTTCTGGCCTGACCTGAGCGTGAAAGATTTTCAGTCCCAGCGCACCATTCCGGCCGATATTGATGCGGCCACCATCCGCCAGGCACTGCTGACTGCAGCCGGCGAAATCAATGATGATCTGGTCAGTGTGGCGGCAAGGTATCGCAATGCTGGCCATGAGCGCGCGGCGGACGTTTCGGGCGTGGAAATTGACGGCGAAAATCTGTTGTGCGCCCGTTATCGCAAAGCGGTATATGCACGTGCCAAAGCTGATTTGATGGGCGAATTTGCGTCTGTTGGTCGCCGTGAGAGCCATCCGGGGCAGGAAAGTGACGAAACCCGCTCCAGCCTGATTGCAGAGTCCACACTGGCAGTACGCCGCATCAAAGGGCTGAAACGCATTACGGTGGCCATGATATGAGCCAGTTAACGGCATTAACCGATTTTCTCATTGCGAACATGCCCAGACGGGCAATGCAGGGATTTGACAGCCAGATGGACGAGATCGCGTTCATCCCGGCACAGCGGGACACCGGGCTGGGGCAGTACCGTATTGCCATCATCCGTTATAACGCCGTGCTGACGTGGGAGCGTTATCCCTACCGCGAGTACGATCCCAAAATCCTGATGGCTTTGTTTATGTCGTGGCTTTGCCAGGATGAGCGCACGCTCTTTGAGGAAACCGGCATTGACGCCGAGCTGCCGGAATTTGATATCGAAACCATCGACCAGGAAACCGCCATCATGGTGGTGACGCTGCCAATGGTGGAGGAACTTAATCTGGTTCCCGATCCCAAAGGCCAGATCCCGTTTGATGGCCAGCGCTGGAAGCTGGCAAACCCCGAAGTCTGGACGGCTGATGAGGTGACGGTGATCCCGGTCAGTGAGGGGCAGGAATGATAAATGGCGAGCTGAACAAGGAACAGTTCCGCCAGCTCCAGGAGGCGCTGAAAAAACTGGATTTACCTTCTGCGAAACGTCACCGGCTGTTGTGGCGTATGGCGAAATACGGCGTGGAAGCTGCAGCAAAGCGTAATGTGCGCAATCAGCAGTCGCCGGAGGGTGATAAGTGGCAGGCGCGACAGACCCGGCGTAAAGGCAAAATGTTGCGCAATATGCCGAAACTGATCCGCATCCGGGAAATGCCTGAAACAGAGTCGGTCAGGCTGTATCTGGCCGGCGGTCATTACCGGAATGCGAAGGGAAATCTGCCTGCCGGCGTGGTGGGGTATGTCCAGCAGAACGGCATGAGCGTGACCGTCAACCGTAAGCAGGTGGAAGGCCGTGAGCAGGGGGACAAGCCTGCATCACTGCGACAGGCGAAACGTCTGCGCAAGGCCGGGTATAAAGTCAGGCGCGGTAAGCGCTGGCGTAAGCCCGGTTATAAGGAAATACAGGAAAGGATGACCGCCAGACAGGCAGGTTTGCTTATCCGGATACTGGAGGACAAACCGGTCAAAACGTCCTGGCAGATTGATTTACCTGCCAGGGCGTTTCTGGGGATAGGTCAGGATGATTTTAACAAAGCGCTGGCGCGACAGCTGCAGGCTATCGGGTTCGGCTGGGATGTTAACGCGCAGGATATCAGGGGGAGAGCATGACCTGGCCAATTGTGACCGTAAACCAGGTAAATCAGCTGCTGGGTGAAACCACGGAAGTGGAGCGCACGCTGCTGTTTATCGGCACGGGAACCAAAAATGTAGGTAAGACGCTGGCAGTTAACGCACAGAGTGATTTTGATGCGCTGCTGGGCGAGGGTGACAGCCCGTTAAAAAGTGATGTTCTGGCCGCACTGGCGAACGCCGGCCAGAACTGGTGGGGATTTGTTCATGTGCTGGCCGCAGACAGCGAGCCGGGGGCATGGGTGGATGCCGTTAAGGCCGCACAGGTCTCCTGTTCGGTGGAAGGTGTGGTGCTGTCTGATGATGTGGCCGCGAAAGCGCAGATTAACCAGGCGGCAACGCTGCGATCTGAACTGATTGCTAAATACGGGCGCTGGGTGTGGTTCATTCTGGCGGTTCAGGGGATGCAGCAGGGTGAAGCCCAGGCGGATTATCTGGTGCGTCTGTCCACCCTTCAGGAAGGTATTGCGGAAAAAGCGGTACAGCTGGTACCCCGTCTCTGGGGGAATGAACCGGGCGTGCTGGCTGGTCGTCTCTGCAACCGTGCGGTCACCATCGCCGACAGTCCGGCACGGGTGAAAACAGGCGCGTTGCTGAGTACGGGCAGTGATGAACTGCCGAAAGATGGTGCCGGCGAAACGCTGGAACTGGCGACCCTTCAGGCGCTGGAAGCACAGCGCTACAGCGTGCCGATGTGGTATCCGGACTATGACGGCTTTTACTGGGCTGACGGGCGCACGCTGGACGTTGAGGGCGGTGATTACCAGTCCATCGAGACGCTGCGTATTGTGGATAAGGCTGCACGCCGCGTTCGTCTGCTGGCCATCGGTAAGATTGCCGATCGCTCACTTAACAGTACACCGGGCAGTATTGCCGCACACCAGACGCTGTTTGCCCGTCCGTTGCGGGAAATGTCCACTGCGGCCAGCATCAACGGCGTGTCATTTCCGGGCGAGGTGAAACCACCACAGGACGGTGACGTGACCATTGTCTGGAAGAACAAAAAGGCGGTGGATATTTACATTGTGGTGCGTACGTATGAAGTACCGCTGCAGATCACCATCAGTCTGTTACTGGATGCAAGTCTGGAGGCCAGCGCATGACCAAACGTATTTCAGGGATGTCCTTTGACATCTATCTGGACGGCGACCTGATCCACATTGAAAAAATTTCGCTGGATATCACCGATAACAGAGCGGCGGCACAGACGCGCGGTGTCCCTGACGGGTATGTGGACGGTGATGTTGCTGCCGAGGGTGAAATTGAAGTCAGTTCCAAAGTGCTGCAGGTTCTGACAGCCAAAGCCCGTTCAGCGGGGTCATGGCGTGGCATTCCTCCGGTTGACTTCCTTTTTTACGCCAAAGCCGGCAGAGAAGAAATGAAGGTGGAAACCTTTGGTAACAAGCTGCAGCTCAACAGCGTTCTGGATGGTGATCCGAAGGGTGGCAGTGTGTCCACGCATAAAATCAAATACTTCGTGACAAGTCCGAAGTTCGTCAACATCAACGGTGTGCCGTATCTGGAAGCGGAAGCCACGGAAAACCTGATTGGATAAGAGGCAGCAGGGATGCAGGAGTACGAAAAGGGGTTCATTGCACTGGCAGTCATGGGGGCGCTGATTGCGCTGGGTAAATTGCTCAACAGTGATGAACCGATCACCCTTCGTCTGGTGGCGGGGCGTGTCATTGTGGGCAGCGGGCTGTCACTGATTGCCGGGGTGGCGCTGTACTTTGTACCGGATATTCATCCGCTCGCGCTGGCCGGATTTGGCTCGGCGCTGGGTATTCTGGGGCAGAATGCGGTGGAAGCCTGGCTGCGTAAGCGGGGTTTTACAGGGATTTTTGATAAAGGGGCAGGGAAATGACACTGAGCGAGAAACAACAGCGTTTTACGTCAATGATTGCTTTGTTGATCCAGTATGCCAATGCCAACGGTATGTGGCTGACGTTTGGTGAAGCATACCGCACTCCGGAACAGGCTGCACTGAATGCGAAGAAAGGCAGCGGCATTTCCAACAGCCTGCACACACAGCGTCTGGCCGTGGATTTTAATCTGTTCGTGAAGGGGGAATACAAAACCCGAACGGAAGATTATCTGCCACTGGGCGAATACTGGGAATCGCTGGGTGGTTCATGGGGCGGTCGCTTCAAATCCCGCCCTGATGGTAATCATTTCAGCCTGGAACATAACGGGGTGCGCTGATGGATCGCGTCGTGTCAGGCTGGTTATTCACCCTTGCTCTGGCATTTATAGCCGGCTGGAAAACGGCCGGCTGGCAGCGGGACAGTATTGATCTGACTGTCTCAAAAGCGGTCACCGCGACCGGGGAACAACTGGCTGAAATTGCCGGTTCATCTGGTCGCCGGCTGGAAGATAAACTGGAGGCACTGAAAAATGCGCCACCGCGTGAAATTCGCACGGAAGTGGTTAAGCCGGTATTTACCAATAAGTGTCTGTCTGATGACTTTGTCCGCATGTACAACGACGCCGTCACCAGTACCGAACGTACGTTATCAGGAAAACCTGAAAACTAAATGCGTCACGCAGCTGCCGCGCCTGAGTGGAACGCAGGGAAAAGACGCGGCGGAATTACTGACACTTTATCTGGAGTTATACGGGCAGTGTGCTGCACGGCATAACGCGCTTGTTGATGAAATTAATTTAAGAGAGAAAGTTATTTATGGAAAAAATTAACCTGGTTGTATGCAAAAAAGAAATTACCTTTGAACCGAATCAGACCGCTTATAATAAGTTCATCAACGAAATGGCGATGGATAATAAAGTGGCACCCGCGCACAATTATCTTGTACGCATTGTGGCAACGGAAAGTAAAGAAGCGCTGGAAGACATTCTGAAACGTCCGGGTGCAGCGCTCCAGCTTGCCGGAAAAGTGAATGAGCTTTATGCGCCAGAACTGGAAATTGAAGTAAAAAACTGACAAAACGAGTCCGGGCAATTGAACAGAACGGACTCGAACAGTATTTAATTTTGCGTCGCCATTATTTACCACACGGTCAGGATTCCGTGGATGATATTTCCGCTGCTATCTGGCTGGATAATCGCCACTGGGAAAATATGCGAATAGCGGTTGCTAACGGAATCAGCACTGCATTTAAAGGCACGGAATGAAACAGTTAGATTTTACATTAAGCCTGATTGATAAGCTGACGCGCCCGTTAAAACAGGCGCAGGGCAGCGTCACCGGCTTTGCGGAAAAATCAAAAGCGGCCTTTTCGCAGATTGGCGGCGGCGTGCTGGGGCTGGCCGGTACGGGGATGGCCATAAAAGGCGCGTTATCGCCGGCTATCGAAATGTACGACGCGCTGAATGATGCCGCCGCAAAAGGGATTGATAATCAGGCATTAAAGACAGTACAGCGTGACGCGCTCCGGTTCAGCATGACCTACGGTGCCAGCGCGGTGGAGTTCGTCAAATCCACAGAGAACATTAACGCTTCCATTGCCGGCCTTACCGCCAGCGAGCTGCCGAAAGTGACGAAGGTCGCTAATACGCTGGCATTTGCCCTGAAATCCACATCCGCCGACACGGCGGAGTTCATGGGGCAGATGTACGGTAACTTTTCCGCCGATGCGGCGCGGCTGGGTAAAGTCCAGTTCGCTGAGCAACTGGCGGGGAAAATGGTGTATATGCGCAAGGTCTTCGGTACCGAAATGGGTACCATCAAAGACCTGATGGAAGGGGCGCGAGGTGTCGGGACTAACTACGGCGTCGGGCTGGATGAACAGCTGGCGGTGCTGGGACAGCTAAATCGTACGCTGGGAACAGAAGCCAGTAGCGCTTACGAAGGCTTCATGACCGGCGCGATGGAGGGAGCTAAAAAGCTGGGGCTGTCCTTCACGGACTCCACCGGCAAAATGCTGTCCATGCCTGAAATGCTGATCAAGCTGCAGGGCAAATACGGCAAAAGCCTGGAAGGGAACCTGAAAGCCCAGGCGGAGCTGGATGCGGCATTTGGTGACAGTTCAGCGGTGATAAAACACCTGTACGGCAATGTGGCGTTACTGCAGCGTAATATCACCGAACTGGGCGGCTCTGACGGGCTGAAGCGTACACAGGAGATGGCCGGGAAGCTGGTCAAGCCGTGGGATCGCTTTGTACAAATCCTTAAAGCCATTCAGACGGTGATCGGACTGACGTTGATCCCGGTTTTGTACCCGGTCCTGAACCGCCTGGCCGATATGGGGCAGACGTTCGGACGCTGGATGCAGATGTTTCCCAATATTGCGCGGGTGATTGGTTACGTGCAGCTTGCGCTGTTTGGTGTGGCGGCAGCGGGCGCGGTGACAAATATTGTCATGGGCGTCTCAAAATTTATCCTGGTGGGTCTGAAGGGACTCTGGAGCGCCCTGACGCTGGTCACGAAGATTTACGCGGCCACTGTCTGGATTACCTCAAAGGCTGTTGTGGCGTGGAACCTGACGCTGAAATTCCTGCGGGGTACGCTGCTGGCCGTGCGCATGGCGGCGATTATGGCCGGTATTGGCATCAACCTGATGAGCTGGCCGGTTCTGCTGGTTATCGGGGCGATTGCTCTGCTGGCAGCCGGGTGTTATCTGCTGATTAAACACTGGGATGATGTGAAAGCGGCGGTGATGAATACGGCAGCGTTTACCGCCGTGGCTGGTGTGGTGGAATGGCTTGCCGGCGTGTTTTCCGCTGCGTGGCAATGGATCACGGACGGCTGGAACAGCTTTATTGCGCTGCTGACCGGGTTTTCACCGTCACAGGCGTTAAGCGGCATGGCCAGCGGGATTGTTTCCCTGTTTGATAACGTCTGGCAGACCATCAAAGGCGGGTTCCTGAAATCGTGGAACTGGATTGTCGGAAAACTCAATAAAATTCCGGGCGTCGATATTTCACTGGCGAACGAATCTCAACCGGCACTGACAACGAATACCCTTTCAACTGGCGGTGAATTAAAAGGCGTTGATAAAGGTGGTATCAGTAAAACAATTAGCAGTAATTCTAAATCAGTAACGGATAACAGCCGTAAAATTGGTGAAGTGCATTTTCATACTAAAGAAGCGCTTTCACCCTCCCAGCTAATGGAATGGCAGGAGCTTAATGCGTGAGTGAGATTCTTTATATTGACCTGCTTATTGAGAATGGTGACTTCTCATTAAATGCCGGTAATGAGCCTGAATTATGCAATAACCGAAAAAGTATCGGGCAGGACATTATTCACGCCATTATTGAGAGCGGATTAGCCACGCAATTAATTGCGGAACGCAGTCCGACACTGAGGGCAGATATTTTTACACAACTGGAATTACTGGTTGAAAACGATGAGCGCATTGTGCCGGGAACGGTGGAAATCAGTGAAGAAAGCCAGAAACGGCTGTGGGTGACCGCGAGCACATACGATTTTGGCACGCTTTCATATCAGGTGGATTTATGACGGAAAAGCCCCAGGTTGATTTTGAAGAAGTGGTGAAAGCCAGCGGGATGCCGGTGACGGAATCTGAGGTTCACGATCGCTTCAATGCGATCGCGGATGAGGAGGGCATCATCACCAATACGTCCCGCATGTCACCGTTCTGGCGGTTAATCACCGCCATTGTGACCGCACCAGTAATGTGGCTGAAAGACGTTCTGGTGTTCACTGTGCTGGCCAACATGTTTGTGGCCACGGCCAGCGGGAGCATGTTGCGTCTGCTGGCGTGGGCGGTGAACGTCACGGCAAAACCGGCGAGCGCGGCACAGGGTGTGATCCGCTTCTTCAAAGAAGATGCAAGAGCGGTGGTGACGGTGAAAGCCGGGACGGTTATCCAGACAGAGCGCATTAACGGTCGCGTGTATGAGCTGGCCACCAGTGAGGATGTAGTGATCGCTTCCGGTACGGCCTGCGCATTACTGCCGGTAAAAGCCACCGGCACCGGGGGCGCATATAACCTTGCGCCGGGATATTACCGCATTCTGCCGGTTGCCGTTGACGGTATCAGCCACGTGGCCAGCGAAGAAAACTGGCTGACCGTACCGGGCGCGGATGAAGAAAGTGATGACGAGCTGCGCGAACGCTGCCGCAATCAGTTCAATCTGGTGGGGAATTACCACACTGACGCCGTTTACCGGTCGATGATTGCCGGCGTTGCAGGGCTGAGTATTGACCGGATTTTCTTTGAACATGAAGCGCCGAGGGGACCCGGTACCGCCAACGCGTATCTGTTGCTGGACAGCGGGGTGGCTTCTTCGCCGTTCGTGGATGCCGTCAATGACTATATCAACACGCAGGGGCATCACGGCCACGGTGATGATATGCAGTGCTATCCCATGCCGGAAACGCTTCATGATCTGTCCGTCACAGTTTATGTCAAAAATCTGGCCAATTTCAGCGATGAGGACAGGAAAACCCTGAAGGACGGGGTGGAGAACATGATCCGCTGTGCTTTTCGTGAGAATGCTGATTATGACGTCAGGAAGACGTGGCCATATTCGCGTTTTTCCTTTTCTCAGCTGGGGCGGGAGATCCACAGGACATTTGCTCAGACGGAATCACTGTCTTTTTCACTGGGTGATATCACCAGCGAACTGAGTGTTCCACGCCTGAAATCGCTTGCGGTTGTTGTTGAAAATGAGTGAGTTCCTGAAAAAGCTGGCCGGGATGGTGCTTCCTTCCTGGATGAACAAAGGCGAGCCGGCGAAGCTGCTGAAAACGGCGCGGCGGTTCTGGACTGAGGTTTACGGCTGGGTTACGTGGCCAGTGAATCAGTTCGATCCGCTGACGTGTACGCCGGCATTACTGAACCTGCTGGCGTATGACCGCGATATTACCCGCTTTGACGGTGAACCGCTGGCATTGTTCCGTAAGCGCGTGGCATATGCCTTTGTCAATGCGCGGGATGCCGGTTCCGTTGAGGGGTTTATCAACATCTTTGAACGGCTGGGAATTGGGTACGTTGAGCTGCAGGAACGCCAGCCGGGGATTGACTGGGACGTGATACTGGTTCGCGTGACAGACAGCCAGATTGCGGACAACACGCAGTTGCTGATCCAGATAATTCGCCAGTACGGGCGAACATGCCGCCGTTATCAGTTTGAGGTGATCACGTCTGAAAGCCTGGCCATCCGGGCGGGATGGGATCAGGGAGAATATGTGGCGTATCCGGCAGCGTTAAACAGTACGGAAACAGACAGCGCGACGTTCAGCGCGGGTTTATAGGGAGATTTTATGTCACAGACAGCTATCACACTGGCATTTGAACAGTGGAAGGCGCTGCAGGGTGCCACTGGCGAGCCTGTCCTGCTGGACGAATTTGTTTTTGCGAACGTGCCGGGACTGAATCCAGAACAACCCGTTGATCGCAGCGAGACACTGCCACCGGCCGCGCAGATTGTTCACCGGCAGGCAGTCAGCCGTAAAGGTGTGGTGAATGAAAATGCCGTGGTGCACTCCGTTGTGCTGGGGGCGGATGTGGGCGATTTTTCGTTTAACTGGATCGGCCTGATTAACAAGGCCAGCGGCACGCTGGCGATGATTGTGCATGCGCCTGTCCAGCAAAAGCTGAAAACTGCAGAAGGGCAGCAGGGGAATGTCCTGACCCGTTCTTTCCTGATGGAATACAACGGCGCACAGACGGAAACCGGCATCAATACGCCAGCAGAAACCTGGCAGATTGACTTCACTGCACGCATGGGTGGAATGGATGAACGCCAGCGAATTGAAAATACAGATATTTATGGCGCGGCGGCGTTTTTTGGTAACGGGTATCTGGTCGCTAAAACAGGAAATCAGTTTTTCGTCACTAAGGGCACGGGCTATGTGGCAGGACTCCGGGCATCACTGGCTGCTAACCAGAATATAACGGTGGCAACGAAGCCAGTGAAAGTCTGGCTGGATGTGTGCTGGACGGGAACGCTGACCAGCGTCTGGAATGTGCAGAGCAAAATCACGGTGGCAGCAAATCTTGCTGATTACGTTCAGAACGGGGTTCAGCATTACGTGTTTGCGGTGGCCAGCATTGATGCAGACGGCAACATCACGGATTTACGGCCAAAAGGTAGCCTGAGCGAACAGCAGGCCAGCAGTGATTTTTTACGTAAAGATGCAAATCTTGCAGATGTTAACGACAAGGCAAAAGCCAGGAAAAGCCTGGATCTGGGGGAACTGGCCGTTTTAAGCCGTAGTGATGTTCTTCCTGTTGGTGTGCCGCTGCCCTGGTCAACGGATATTCCACCTGCCGGGTGGGCAATTATGCAGGGACAATCTTTTGATAAGGCGGCATATCCTTTACTGGCTATTGCTTATCCATCGGGCGTAATTCCTGATGCGCGTGGGCGGACGATCAAAGGGAAACCAGACGGCCGCGCAGTTCTCTCCTATGAAGATGATGGCAATAAATCCCATACCCATACAGCCAGTGCATCCAGTACCGATCTGGGGACGAAATCGACATCCTCATTCGATTACGGTACCAAAACAGCCAGCACTTTTGATTATGGGACTAAAACGACGAATACAACGGGGGCACACGTACATTCTAGGAATTATGGGGGAACTTACGTTGATTCAGGTAATAACACACAAAATCAGGTGCCACGCTGGGGATCCGCGTCTAACTCATCATCAGCCGGAAACCACGCTCACACAGTAGGAATTGGCGCGCACAATCACACTGTAGGTATCGGCGCTCATGCTCACACTGTAGCAATAGGCGCACACAGTCACACCATTACCGTCGCAGCGTCGGGTAACACAGAAACGACCGTTAAGAATATTGCATTCAACTACATAGTGAGACTCGCATAATGACTTTTAAAATGAGTGAAACCGATCAAACAGTTACTGTTTATAACCTGCGTTCCGATACGAATGAATTTATTGGTTCGGGTGACGCTTTTATTCCTGCACATACCGGACTGCCAGCTAACTGCACCACGATAAAGCCACAGGCAATAAAAGCGGGATTTGTGGCGATTTTTGATTCAGAGAAGCAAAGATGGATTTCCCGTGAGGATCATCGTGGTGAGGTAGTGTTTGACACGGAAAACGGTAATGAACTGGTAATCACCGAGCCTGGTGCTTACCCGGAAGGGACAACCACGTCAGCCCCGGCTAATGCCTGGCAAAAATGGAATGGAAAGGCGTGGGTGGATGATGCGGAGGCCATGCGAACTGCATTAGTCAGCGAGGCAGATGCAGAAAAGAAAAGACTACTTAAACAGGCCAGTGATGCCATTGCCACATTGCAGGATGCCGTAGATTTAGACATGGCGACCGAAGAAGAAGCACTGCTGCTTACCGCATGGAAAAAATACCGCGTTTTAATGAACCGTATTCAACCGGAAGATGCGCCGGAAATTGTGTGGCCGGAGGTGCCTGGAAATGTGGCGTGAAGCACGTCTGGCCTTCACGGATTCTGTTGCTGCGTCGAACTGTTCGATCGTCCCTGCGCATCCGTGGATTTATGGGCTGGGACAGCAGACAGCAAACGGGGCATATCTCAGCCCGGTTAATGCTGTTCGCTATCTTGCTGAACGCCTGGCCGGAACAGGGGGGAATGTGGACGTGGTGATTATGATGGTCACCGGACAGACACAGGAAAACTTTATGGCCAGCCTGAATAACCTGGTCGGGATTTTCCCCGCCCCGGCATTCACGCAGGTCAAACGGCTGGCGCAATCCGCCGCAGCGCTGGCTATTGAAAAGATGCAGATCCCTGCGAAAACCGCCGCTGCGTTACCTGCGTCCATTCCGCTGTCTGTACCAACCAGCAGGGCAGCTTTATCTGCTGCGGCAATCAGCCAGGCACAAAAGGCGGCGGGTGCCGGGTTTGATATCGAAGGGCTGAAAAAACAGCTGGGCGAGTTCACGCAGCTGCGTGACCAACTTATCAGTGATGTGGCCAACGGCCTGAACGATTTACAGGGGAAGAGTGCCAGAGCGTGGGTTTTTACTGCCAGCGGAGACACCGGCACCATGTTACTGGAACTGGTGAAGGACATTCCGCAGCAGTCTGCCGTTTACACCGCTGCCATGATGCTGGTTGGCGATAATCTTGATGGAATAAAGGGAATGATTCATGACTTCGATCCCGACACTGGCGCTTAACGGCGAGGCCATACAGCTGAAGAATATGCGCGTGACAGTCTCACAGCAGTTTCAGGATAAAGACCAGTCAGGGCAGACCAGCGCAACGTCAAAATCTGAGCAGGGGGCAAAAGGAAAGGAGCTGCGTATCAGTGGCGAAATTCCTTTCAAAAATCCGGAGATTCTGAAGCGTATCTTTGAACTGGCCAGCGCTACCGATAGTAGCGGGAAACGACAGACATACCGTGTTGCGCATGAGGTTGCCAGAGCGGTGAATTTTCGTGAGGCCACATTCAGCGGAATGCTGGATGCACCACAGCAGGACGGGAAAATGTCCTGGATGGTGACTTTCACGCTGGCGGAACATATTAGCGTACAGGAAAAGCGGGAAGCCAGATCAACCGGCAAAACCACTGCGAAAAAACAGACAACCGGCAGCGCGGAACAATCCGGTGGTCAGACGGCCGGAGAAGATGAAGAAAAACTGACGTGGTTTGAACGCAAGGTGCTGAAGCCCGTCAATGATGCTTTGGGTTAATGATGAAACCAGTTAAACGTCTTTACCTTTCAACGGATGAAGTGCATCTGGCTGATGCCAGCCTGGTACTGGAGCTTAACAGTTGCGGTCGGGGATTTATTACCGCAGAGACAACCACTGATTATACCGGGAAACTGGTGCGGCTGGATGTGGGATATACCGACCTGCTTTTGCGCTGGTTTACCGGTTATGTTGAACGTTCACAACCAGCTGAAAACGGTTATCAGCGTCTGTTCATTCGTGAGCTGGCCGGTGTTTTTGAAAGGATGTGGCCATGTTCATTTCAGCACCCGACATTAAGGGATGTAGCCGGCTGGCTGACGGAAAACAGCGGGATCGGTGTCAGTGTACCCGATGTGTCTTACAGCGATACTCCGATCCCCCATTTCACCCATAACGGTACCGGCTATCAGTTGCTGAACAACCTGGGCAGGGCATTCAGTATCCAGGATTACATCTGGTACCAGTTGCCTGATGGTTCGCTTTACGTCGGCGGTGCTGAAAAGTCACTGTTTACCGGTCGTCCGGTCGAAGTGCCGGCAGAGTTCAGCCAGGGGGCTGCTGGCGGGAATACCATAACGTTACCGGTGATCCAGACGATACGACCCGGCGTTGAGCTTAACGGTGAACGGGTCACCAAAGTCCATCTTACAAATGACACGATGACTATCACCTGGACACCCCGGAACCGCGTCACAGGCAGCCCCCTTCAGAAAACACCGACACAACGACAGATTGAGAGCCATTATCCGGAACTGGCTTCCGGGCTTCATCTGCCAAAGATGGCCAGAGTGGTGGCACATACTGAACCCGTGAAAAGTGGTAATTTTGCCGATCCATTCCGGCCACGTTATGCCGTGGACGTTCAGCTGCTTGACGCAGACGGAAACCCGGACAATCAGACGCCTGTTTACTCAGCGGTGCCGCTGCCGGTGCCAATGGCCGGGAATGATTCAGGTATGTTTCAGTTTCCGCCAGAAGGGACGCTGGTTGAGGTTGCATTCACGGGAGGCAGACCGGATAAACCCTTTATCAGGCAGACGCTGCCGGATGGTACCAGCCTGCCGGACGTTAAACCCGGTGAGCAATTGCAGCAGCAGAGGGAAGAAGTATCCCAGAGGGTGACTCAGGCTGGAGACTGGGTAAGGCAGACCGATCAAACCATCAGTGAAACATCGATGGCGCGAACCGTAAAAGCCGATACGGAGCAGCGCGAACTGGTCAGCCGTGAAACCACGGTGAAAGCCACGGACAAAACCACGGTACTGGGAACCACCACACTGCTGGCCGGAGCCATCCAGCAGGTAAGCGCCGGTGATTATAGCCAGGCGGTGAAAGGTAACAGGCTGGCCAGTATTGAAGGAAACGAAGAAACGGACATAGCAGGACAGCAGTCCACTAAAGTGGGCGGTGCTGTAGCCGTGGAGGTTGGCGAAAGCCTGACAGAGAAGATTGCCGCACTGCGTAAATCAGTGGCCGCTGGCGGTCAGCAGGTCATGGGGGCAACAGTCCATATTGGCAGCGAGAGTATCAACGCCCTGACCATGATGCTGGACACCATTGATTTACTGGCAGAACTGGCGCAGCAATGCGCGAACCATTCACACCCCACCGTTGGGACTCCAACCAATGCCGCCGAGTTTACACAGACGGCGACGAAAGCCGGGCAGACCCGGAGCAAGTACCAGAACATTATCGCCTGATTTCTCAACCAGCCCGCGTCATGCGGGCTTTATCGCACCCACCAGACCTCACCAGACGCATTCTGAGCGCCGACAGTATCTACACCCGCTCCAATCCCAACTTAATTAGCTTTAAAAGCACAGCAAGGCGCTGATGCAGCCTGCCACGACGAAATAACGGCGGAAGTGACGAAAACGGCGCTACACCGCACCCGCCTGCGGTTTTCGTGTTGAGAATGATTTCAGTTTTTCTGGGGGTACAAAACACATCGCCAGACTGCGCCAGCGCTGGGGCTTTGGCGGTAGTTCACCGACTGAAATATGTGAAACAGATTTCAAGGATTACAGTTTTTGTGCAATTACCGGCCGTGGGTGAAAAATGACGGTGCCGGACTTCATGCGGGTTTAACAGTGATTACGTGACTTTTAACGTAACGGCCGCAGCGGGATCACGTAAGCGGGAGAAAGTGACAAGGCCTTATTTGATGTGTTCTGGCGCGGAATGACCGTGAGATGCGGAACTGAAATACTTTGCACAGCCTGAACTATAGCCATACCTACATTAACGTACTGCACCAATGCTCAAATCACTAACAGAGATATATACAAAACCACCAACAAATCAGGGTGATTTCTGACCACTTCTAATTTTTTCAAAAATTTAGGGGGAGCATCGGAAAACCGTCACAAACATCACAGATTTAAAAAATATCATTTATCTATATGATATGTATAAGTAAATTCATATATTGAAAACCATCACAAGAGCATCACAAGAGCATCACAGTGTGACGGCCTTAAAACATCACAACTCTGTTTTATAACTCGCTGAATTTATAGGGTGTGACGGTTTACGTTACGTTTTGTGATGGTTTTACCATCACAACATTTATTCATGATAATCAGATGGTTAATGGTTTTTTTTGTGGGGCGTGATGGTTGTGACGTTTTTCCGATGGGCAACTTAAAAATGCTAAGTAAGACGAAACAAAATTTTAACAGCGTGGTGGGATAGCGCCCCTGTTCAGGGGCGCAAATGTTCTACTTTGCAATCTGAAGTTGAGGACGCTTATGTATGATGCTGCGACTTTCGACATATTTGTACATAACCGGCGCAATGATACCTGCCGCAATAATTGCACAAATCTGCCAAACATAGTTTCCTGCACTATATAAATAATGTTTAGATACTGTTTGAGTTATCCCATGAACTAAATAAAGGGAGAAACTGCAGGTTCCCAGCATAGTTACAGGCAGGGATGTAAGTAAGCCAAAGTAATCACATCCGCACTTTATTGTGTAGAAAACAATAAACATATAAAGCGGAGTTGTAGTGTTGTAAGCATGTCGAGTAAAATATATGGCTGCGAATAATAATAAAGCGCAGATTATATCTGATGGGCGCTTGTTGCTCTTGATTGTAGCGACAAGAAATCCTGCAAGGAAATACATTATATAACTCAGGTGTTGTTCATTGTTTATAAAATACTTGAATAATAAAACACATCCCATTAAAAAAATAACAAATGCTTCTTTATATTTGATGTTTTTCATTATCAGATATAAAAATGGAATTGCAAGGTATAGGCGTAATTCCCAGACTAACGTCCAGAACACACCAGATGTGGCAATCTGGAGCGATACACCATTGATGTTAGCGCCAGGCGGATTGAATATAAATGGTAATGAAGATATAAACCATTGCGATACTGGAGTATGGTTATCCGGATTCATGATAAATGTTGCAATATATATTATAAATAAAAGAACAACTACAGGTGGGTAAATTCGCATGAATCGTGAAATTGCAAAGCTTTTTACATCGAAGGAGTCCGCTAGTGCCTTTTTGAAAAATAAAAAAGCAGACAGCATAAAAAAGACCCCAACAGATAACTCTCCTGTTAGATATATGGCGCGTTTTACATTGCTGAGTGTAATGTACTCAAGAGACCAGTATATATCTGATTCTCCTCCGGCTCTCCAGTAAAGATGGAATACAGCAACCATTGCTGCACAAATTCCACGTAAGCCATCAAGCGAGGCGTATTTATGTTTTGCAGGTGTAATACCCAATAACTTAGAAGTGACATATATTGTCGCTATAAGTATGCTGAGATAAAGTCCGTATTCAAAAATATATTTCATTATAATAATTACGCTTGGTGTTTTTATGGATGTTAACATTTTTTGCGGATGTCGGGAATGCTCTGTGGACTTATTGACACGCATAAGAAACCCCGTCGAAACGGGGTTTGTATTGTCGATGTGGTCACTATGTGGACGTTTGTTGAGATAAATCCTTTTATTTCAATGTGCTACAGGTAAATAAAACGCGCCCGAAGGCGCGTTGGCGATACACTCAATATAAAGGACTACTCTTCTTCAACTTCTTCGACGAAGTTGGCGTCTTTCACCGATGTTGCGGCACGACGTGCTTCGCCTTTGTGCTGCAGTTTATTGAGCTGCCGTTCCAGCTTGTTGATCAATTCGTTAATTGCGGTGTACATATCTTCATGTTTACCACTGGCAACCAGAACGCCGTTAGGTGTATTGATTGTGGCGTCAGCAACAAACCCTTGTGGCTCTTTGGACAGAATGATATGTGGATTAATCAGATGTGTTTGCCATTTTTCCAGTTTGGCGAGACGGTCTGCGACATGTTGGCGGATGGCCGGAGTAATTTCCATTTGTTTGCTGGTAATGTTCATTGTCATAAATTTTACCTCTTGTCTTCCCGTCTTGGTGAATTCAGCATACCGTTCCTGATGTCAAAATGTGTGATGAAAATCTCATAATTTTGTCACTTTTTGTCAACGAATCTTTTTTGTGAGAAATCGCAGGAAGAGATGTTTTTTTACTTGAGGAATATCTCAAAGCGAGCCATATTTGATGAGATCGATAGCGACTAAATCGCTTCAGTTTCACAACTGACAGAATAAAAAAACGGCAGCTCAAGGGCTGCCGTTTTGTGTTTCAGGTTTCTGTTATGTATTGCTGCTGTTTGCGGCGATGATTTTCGCTACTTTTTCAGCTTGCGCATTCATCTGCATCTGACGGTATGCATTTTCCATCAGCGGCAGCGCATCACGCGTAGCCTGGGTATCCGGGTAGTCGCGCAACATGCCTTCTACGCGGTTAACGACGGCAACCCATGCGCCACGTTCTGTATAGTACTCGGCCACGGAGTATTCATATTTCGCCAGACGATCTTTCAGGAATACCAGACGTTTGGTGGCATCGGTGGTGTACTGACTGTTCGGATAGCCGCGCACCAGTTTGGAAAAGTCACTAAACGCAGCTCGTGCATGTTGAGGATCGCGATCGCTACGATCGACGCCAAAGAACCCTTGCAGCGCACTGTCATCCAGCGCCATATTGGTCAGGCCACGCATGTACATGACATAATCGATATTCGGATGGGTCGGGTTAAGGCGAATAAAACGATCGATGGCAGCCTGTGCTAACGGCAAATCGGCGTTTTTATAGTAGGCGTAGATGAGATCCAGCTGCACCTGCTGCGAATACGGACCAAACGGATAGCGATTATCTAACGCTTCCAGTTGCGTTATTGCCTGTCTCCAGTTACCGTCCTGCAGCTTTTGTTGTGCAGTCGCGTAAATTTCATTTGGCGGATTATCAGGTACTTCTTCCTTTGACCCCGAGCAACCCGCCAAAAACAGGCTTAGTGTGGCGGCTGCCACCAGATATTTCATGCGCGTCATGACGTTTTGACTTTCCTCAAAATGTAATACGGGAGATTCTCTGTTCCTGCTCCCGGTTAAGACCAGCTACAATAGCACACTATATTAAACGGCAAAGCCGTAAAACCCCAACGATAAACGAAGAAGCAGTATATATGGCACAACGAGTACAGCTCACTGCAACGGTGTCCGAAAACCAACTCGGTCAACGCTTAGATCAGGCTTTGGCCGAAATGTTCCCGGATTATTCACGTTCGCGAATAAAAGAATGGATCCTCGACCAGCGAGTGCTGGTTAACGGCAAAGTTTGTGATAAGCCGAAAGAAAAAGTATTGGGTGGCGAGCAGGTTGCCATCAACGCTGAGATTGAAGAAGAAGCGCGTTTTGAACCGCAGGATATCCCGCTGGATATCGTCTATGAAGATGAAGACATTATTATCATTAATAAACCGCGCGACCTGGTGGTACATCCTGGCGCGGGTAACCCGGATGGCACGGTACTGAATGCGTTGCTTCATTACTATCCACCCATTGCCGATGTACCGCGTGCGGGCATCGTCCATCGTCTGGATAAAGACACCACTGGCCTGATGGTTGTGGCAAAAACCGTTCCGGCTCAGACGCGTTTAGTCGAATCTTTGCAACGGCGTGAAATTACTCGTGAGTATGAAGCGGTGGCGATTGGTCATATGACCGCAGGTGGCACGGTGGACGAGCCAATCAGTCGCCACCCGACCAAACGTACCCATATGGCGGTGCATCCGATGGGCAAACCAGCGGTGACTCACTATCGCATCATGGAACACTTCCGTGTGCACACGCGTCTGCGGTTGCGTCTGGAAACTGGACGTACGCACCAGATCCGCGTGCATATGGCCCATATCACTCATCCGCTGGTGGGCGATCCGGTTTATGGTGGCCGTCCGCGTCCGCCAAAAGGTGCTTCGGAAGCATTTATCTCCACGCTGCGTAAGTTTGACCGCCAGGCGCTACATGCAACCATGCTGCGTCTTTATCACCCGATCTCCGGCATCGAAATGGAATGGCATGCGCCTATTCCACAAGATATGGTGGAGCTGATTGAGGTGATGCGCGCCGATTTCGAAGAACATAAGGATGAAGTGGACTGGTTATGAGTAAGCTGATTGTCCCGCAGTGGCCGCAGCCAAAAGGTGTTGCGGCCTGTAGCTCCACTCGTATCGGCGGCGTGAGCTTGCCCCCGTATGACTCACTCAACCTCGGTGCCCATTGTGGCGATAACCCGGATCACGTTGAGGAGAATCGCAAGCGACTTTTTGCTGCGGGCAATTTGCCTTCTAAACCGGTCTGGCTTGAGCAGGTACACGGCAAAGATGTGCTTAAGCTCACTGGCGAACCTTATGCCTCAAAACGGGCGGATGCCTCTTATAGCAATACGCCCGGCACGGTTTGCGCAGTGATGACTGCCGACTGCCTCCCTGTGCTGTTTTGCAATCGAGCGGGAACGGAAGTCGCCGCCGCTCATGCTGGCTGGCGTGGACTGTGCGCAGGCGTGCTGGAAGAGACGGTTTCCTGTTTTGCTGATAATCCGGAAAATATTCTCGCCTGGTTAGGGCCGGCAATTGGTCCACGCGCGTTCGAAGTGGGGGGGGAGGTTCGCGAGGCGTTTATGGCAGTAGACGCTAAAGCAAGTGCAGCTTTCATTCAGCATGGTGATAAGTATCTGGCGGATATTTATCAGCTTGCCCGGCAGCGTCTGGCGAACGTGGGTGTTGAGCAAATTTTCGGCGGCGACCGTTGTACATATACGGAAAATGAGACTTTCTTCTCTTATCGTCGCGACAAGACCACCGGTCGTATGGCAAGTTTCATTTGGCTGATATAACCTAAAGAATCAAGACGATCCGGTACGCGTGATTTTCTTTTCACATTAATCTGGTCAATAACCTTGAATAATTGAGGGATGACCTCATTTAATCTCCAGTAGCAACTTTGATCCGTTATGGGAGGAGTTATGCGTCTGGATCGTCTTACTAATAAATTCCAGCTTGCTCTTGCCGATGCCCAATCACTTGCACTCGGGCACGACAACCAATTTATCGAACCACTTCATTTAATGAGCGCCCTGCTGAATCAGGAAGGGGGTTCGGTTAGTCCTTTATTAACATCCACTGGCATAAATGCTGGCCAGTTGCGCACAGATATCAATCAGGCATTAAATCGTTTACCGCAGGTTGAAGGTACTGGTGGTGATGTCCAGCCATCACAGGATCTGGTGCGCGTTCTTAATCTTTGCGACAAGCTGGCGCAAAAACGTGGTGATAACTTTATCTCGTCAGAACTGTTCGTTCTGGCGGCACTTGAGTCTCGCGGCACGCTGGCCGACATCCTGAAAGCAGCAGGGGCGACCACCGCCAACATTACTCAAGCGATTGAACAAATGCGTGGAGGTGAAAGCGTGAACGATCAAGGTGCTGAAGACCAACGTCAGGCTTTGAAAAAATATACCATCGACCTTACCGAACGAGCCGAACAGGGCAAACTCGATCCGGTGATTGGTCGTGATGAAGAAATTCGCCGTACCATTCAGGTGCTGCAACGTCGTACTAAAAATAACCCGGTACTGATTGGTGAACCCGGCGTCGGTAAAACTGCCATCGTTGAAGGTCTGGCGCAGCGTATTATCAACGGCGAAGTGCCGGAAGGGTTGAAAGGCCGCCGGGTACTGGCGCTGGATATGGGCGCGCTGGTGGCTGGGGCGAAATATCGCGGTGAGTTTGAAGAACGTTTAAAAGGCGTGCTTAACGATCTTGCCAAACAGGAAGGCAACGTCATCCTATTTATCGACGAATTACATACCATGGTCGGCGCGGGTAAAGCCGATGGCGCAATGGACGCCGGAAACATGCTGAAACCGGCGCTGGCGCGTGGTGAATTGCACTGCGTAGGTGCCACGACGCTTGACGAATATCGCCAGTACATTGAAAAAGATGCTGCGCTGGAACGTCGTTTCCAGAAAGTGTTTGTTGCCGAGCCTTCTGTTGAAGATACCATTGCGATTCTGCGTGGCCTGAAAGAACGTTACGAATTGCACCACCATGTGCAAATTACTGACCCGGCAATTGTTGCAGCGGCGACGTTGTCTCATCGCTACATTGCTGACCGTCAGCTGCCGGATAAAGCCATCGACCTGATCGATGAAGCAGCATCCAGCATTCGTATGCAGATTGACTCAAAACCAGAAGAACTCGACCGACTCGATCGTCGTATCATCCAGCTCAAACTGGAACAACAGGCGTTAATGAAAGAGTCTGATGAAGCCAGTAAAAAACGTCTGGATATGCTCAACGAAGAACTGAGCGACAAAGAACGTCAGTACTCCGAGTTAGAAGAAGAGTGGAAAGCAGAGAAGGCATCGCTTTCTGGTACGCAGACCATTAAAGCGGAACTGGAACAGGCGAAAATCGCTATTGAACAGGCTCGCCGTGTGGGGGACCTGGCGCGGATGTCTGAACTGCAATACGGCAAAATCCCGGAACTGGAAAAGCAACTGGAAGCCGCAACGCAGCTCGAAGGCAAAACTATGCGTCTGTTGCGTAATAAAGTGACCGACGCCGAAATTGCTGAAGTGCTGGCGCGTTGGACGGGGATTCCGGTTTCTCGCATGATGGAAAGCGAGCGCGAAAAACTGCTGCGTATGGAGCAAGAACTGCACCATCGCGTAATTGGTCAGAACGAAGCGGTTGATGCGGTATCTAACGCTATTCGTCGTAGCCGTGCGGGGCTGGCGGATCCAAATCGCCCGATTGGTTCATTCCTGTTCCTCGGCCCAACTGGTGTGGGGAAAACAGAGCTTTGTAAGGCGCTGGCGAACTTTATGTTTGATAGCGACGAGGCGATGGTCCGTATCGATATGTCCGAGTTTATGGAGAAACACTCGGTGTCTCGTTTGGTTGGTGCGCCTCCGGGATATGTCGGTTATGAAGAAGGTGGCTACCTGACCGAAGCGGTGCGTCGTCGTCCGTATTCCGTCATCCTGCTGGATGAAGTGGAAAAAGCGCATCCGGATGTCTTCAACATTCTGTTGCAGGTACTGGATGATGGGCGTCTGACTGACGGGCAAGGGAGAACGGTCGACTTCCGTAATACGGTCGTCATTATGACCTCTAACCTCGGTTCCGATCTGATTCAGGAACGCTTCGGTGAACTGGATTATGCGCACATGAAAGAGCTGGTGCTCGGTGTGGTAAGCCATAACTTCCGTCCGGAATTCATTAACCGTATCGATGAAGTGGTGGTCTTCCATCCGCTGGGTGAACAGCACATTGCCTCGATTGCGCAGATTCAGTTGAAACGTCTGTACAAACGTCTGGAAGAACGTGGTTATGAAATCCACATTTCTGACGAGGCGCTGAAACTGCTGAGCGAGAACGGTTACGATCCGGTCTATGGTGCACGTCCTCTGAAACGTGCAATTCAGCAGCAGATCGAAAACCCGCTGGCACAGCAAATACTGTCTGGTGAATTGGTTCCGGGTAAAGTGATTCGCCTGGAAGTTAATGAAGACCGGATTGTCGCCGTCCAGTAAATGATAAAACGAGCCCTTCGGGGCTCGTTTTTGTCTATAAGTTAGACGGAAAAGACTATATTTAAGATGTTTTGCCTGAAAAGTGAGCGAACGATAAAGTTTTTATATTTTTCGCTTGTCAGGCCGGAATAACTCCCTATAATGCGCCACCACTGACACGGAACAACGGCAAACACGCCGCCGGGTCAGCGGGGTTCTCC